CCCGGGTGCTGCGTGACGATCAAGAAGTCGACGCCATAGTGCCGGTGGATCTCCATGCACTGGATCCAATACGGCGGCTTGCGGCCCATCGTTCCTCGAGGCGCCACAAACTGCGCTTCGTCGATCGCGATCAGATCGCCTGGCTTGCACCACAACCACCAGTTCTGAACGATCGCCGGCACATCGCGCGGCGGCTCGCCTGGCAGCCGCTGATGCACCGGCGCATCGTCGTCGAGCATCTTGTTCCACTCGTCGACCTCGGCGGCCGGCGTGCGCTCGCCGGTGAGCTTGTGCGGCAGCTTCTCGTGATCGAGCGTCAAGCCACGGAACCCGGCCACGACGAGCCGTCGCTGGATCGGCTCGGTGACGCCGGCTGCCGCATCGTCCCACCAGGCGCGTTCTCCTTCGGCGGTGATGAAGCGCAGCGACTCAAGCGCCAGGCGCAGCGCAACCGCGAACGTCGTCTTGCCGGCACCTGGTGTGCCCGTGATGAGTTCGATCATGACTTGGCCAGCTTCCAGAACCCGCTGGTGCCGCGCCAGGTCATCACGAACACCAGCGCGCCGAGCAGGATGCCGATCGCCTGCCAGATGCCGAGCAAGCCGCCGAGCTGGATCGCCGTCGCCGGCAATCCACCGATGCCCGACACCACTTGCGCCTTGAGCGCCGCATACGCTGTCGTGAGCCCCGCGAGCGACACGAGCGACAGACCGAGACTCGCGAGGATGCGAGCCGTGAGCGGCCCGACCATCGCGACCAAAAATGCCGCCAGGTTCATTGCGCCCCCTTGATGATCAATGCGATCGCGGCAAACGCGGCGAGCGCAAGCAGCCCCGTCTTGATCGTCGGCGCGACATCGCACAGCGGCTGGTAGCTGATCGACCAATGCCAGTTGTGAACCGTCCACGTCTCCGGCGCAGGGCATGCGCCACCAAAGCCCAGGTCTTCGGGCGTAAACGTGATGGTCTGTGAGCCCCACCCCGGCTTGTCGGTGCCGGGCTCGCCGTACTTCGAGCAGCCCAACGTGTCCGGGTGCTGCTCGCACTCGGTCTTCTCGGGCGGTTTCTCCTCGGTCTCGGTGGTCGTGCCCTCGGGACCGGTCGTGGTCGTCGTGTTGTACTCGTTGTAGGTGATCGTGTCGCCCGCGTAGTAGTAGTTGATCGTGGGCGTTGTCGTCCTCGTCGCCGTGCTGCCGTCCGGCCTCGTGATCGTGCCCGTCGTCGGTTGGCCCACAGCGGAAGGTGGACCCGTCAGCGAGCGCGGAGAGCCGGTCGTGATCGGACCGCCCTTGTCGAGCGTGTCGGTCGCGACGCCCGGCCAGGTGGTCGGGTCGTTACTCGGATTGCCGTACAGCTTCAGCCGATCGGCCACCGCCTCCGGTGCGGTGCCGTTGTAGCGCCCACTCTGGCACTTGCCGTCCGGCCCGGGCTGTCCGCCTGCAGGCACGCTGTACGCTGGATTGAGCGCGTCGACCGAAGCTGGACACGCGGCCGGCCTTTGCACCTGGGCCGGGCTCGCGGTCGCGTTCAAGAACGTCCCGGTCGGCGTGTAGTAGCAACCGCCCTGCGCAGCCGTCGCCGTCTGCGTGCCGATAACGCAACCGCTGAGCTCACCCGCGCTCACGTGGTTCTGTTCTTGAATCGCGCACTTGATCGCAGCCAGAGCGCTTTCTTTCTTGCACGTCTCTCCACCCGAATCGCCCTGCCAACCCGCGACCGTCGTCGGCGGCTCCGGCGCGACACCTGCATCGCACTGCCACCCGCTATACGTCGCAACGCAGCGCACCGGCCCGAGCGTCACCGTGTCGTTTCCGAGCGCTTTGCTGATGGGTGCCCCGATCTGCATGCCCGCCCACGCCGCGCCGCCAAGCGCCGCAGCGGCAGCGGCAATCTCTGCTGCGCTGAGCACCCGCGCCGCGTTCACAAGGATGTTTTGCCCGCCGACCTGCATGCCGTAGCGCTCGACCAGGTTGACGCCGCCATTGATCCCGTTGCCGGTGAGCGTGCGACCCATGAAGCGCTCGAACGCGAAGCCGTCGCCCATCGTCACCGAGCCCGACCCGTACGACAGGCCCATGCCGCCACGCGGATTGACGACACCCGCGTGCGCTGCAGCGCACACGCACAGCAGCAGCGCGACGATCAGTCGCCGAACAGACGAAAGAGAACCCACGTGAGAACTCCCAGCAGCAAGACGAACATCAACAGGGTCGCGCTCATTGGTTCATCAGCAGTCGTCGGTAGATGGCAGCCATGACGGCGATCGGTGCGATCACGGCCAGGCCGAGCAGCCAGAGCTCGGTCACGTCGGTGTAGGGCTCCAACGGATCGCACGTCGGGAACGAGAGCGCGAGGGTTTGAGCAACGGGCGCGCTCGCGGCCGTGCTCGTTTGCGTGAGCGACAGGCTGTCGCCTGCCGGCGAGACACCGCCGCATGACGTGGTGTACGTGTCCGTGCCGACAGACCATGAGAGGGGATACGCGGCGCACGACGCCGACGCCGCAGCGAGCTGCGACGAGAAGCACTGACCGTGCGCTGCGTAGCCCATGCTCGGCTTACGGAAGGATGCCGAACTTGCGCAGCACCTTCACCAGCACGAACAGCGCCGCACCCATCGCGGCCATGTAGCCGAGCAGGGTCGAGCCATCGGTGCCGGCACCGGTGATGGCGGTGTCGATGCCGGCCGGCAGTGCGGCCAACGCTTGCTGAGTGAAGCCGAACGCCATCGCCAGGACGGCGAGGACGGCGGCAATTGCCTTCTTGAACATGTGGAACTCCTGAACGTTGACGCTGCGCGAAATTGCGCAGCCCCGAGCCCTGCACGCAGGGCAAGGGGTTGCGAACTCAGAACAACTGCCCCGCCCTGCCCTCGGCTTCGTTTCGCAGGCGAAACGCCGCGTCGCGCTGGCCTTCGAACGCGCGGCGCTCCGCTGGCGTCGTGCGCTCTTTCAAGCGCGCGATGCAGCGCTCGGCTTCCATCCGATAGGCCTCGACCTTCCAGCACTCGCAGTCGAATGCCGGCCCGCCGCAGATGCGACAACGCAGCTTCGGGCGGTTCATGTCACGCAGCCTTCTTGACGATGTCGAGCGGGCGCACGTCGAGCACGACCTCGCGCCGTTCACCGAAGCGCATCTGTGCGCCGATGTCGACCTCGGCCGTCACCGGGAACGGCAGGTGCTCGAGCTTGCGCAGGAGCACCGGGTCGCACTCATACGTCGAGCCCATCGCGCCCTTCGCGATGTTCCCGTCGCCCATTGGCGGCGCGAGCGGCGTCAGGGTGTGCAGCGAGCCCATGCTGTAGGGCTTGCCACTCTTCTTCGAAATGCCTTCGGAGACTTCGATACCGCAGATTTGCATCTTCATTTCATGCCTTTCAGTTGGGCGAGAACGTCCGCCCACGTGACGCCAGCCGCCAGACTGGAAGGGTTGA